GTTAGCCGAAACGGTCAAAAATCACCTTGCTGACAAGCAGTATTTGCTATCAAATACAATCTTGGGGAGCGTCTCTGATGCAGATATTGAGAGGGCTAGCTTAAAGGACAAAGTCTTATCTAGCTCCATTTTAATTGACAAAGCAAGGTTAATAGATGGCGAATCAACTGAGAATCAGGCCGTTTACATCAAAAAGTCAGTCGAGATTAGATCAAGTATCCAAGACGACAAAGAGAGGCTTAAGTCTATTGATGCAAAAATAGCCTTATTGGAGGCTGAACTTGCTCAATAGGAAGAAAAGAGGAAGAATGACTTATATAGTTTCCATTCTTTTAATAACAATTACCTTTGATACTGGCTTGTTTTCGATGAATGGGGCCCCTGACTATATATCCGGAGGCCTCCCACAGCCGCCTTTTCTTGGGGTGAAAAAGATAGGAGCCGGTAGGGGGGGGTCAAGCTTCCTTTTACCTATATATTCCACCCCCCAGTGCCCAGAAAAAAACAAAGAGGGCTTCTCTAAGGTTTCCTTTGCAGGTCTACGAGTCATGAGAAAGGTTTTGTAATTCATGCCTAGTAGAACACCTGTTTATTTGCCCCTGGATCAGCTAAAAAACAAATTTTATCTAACTTACAAGAAGTTTCGTAAGCTTAATTGTTTTCAATGCACTATTGGTGTTAGGTACTTTTCTAGGGATCGCACTGGTTACCGGCCTTCCTGTGTGAAGTACAACGAGCCTCTGGTCGATAAGGCTAATTCAGAGTTTCTACGTCAGTACAGCATGCAAGACGTTTTTCCAGTTGAAGGTCACTATGATTCGTACGATGAGCGCACGCTCTTTGCTGTTATCGAGTACTTGTCTTCACGATGTAGAGTTCCCACAGACCGTTACCATCGGTACGGAGTTGACAAATCGACGGAGTTCCAGGAGGCCATTAATAAGTATCTTCCGTTTTACAAGGCCGAGAATAATAAACTCTACAAATTAGACGACAACAGAATCCTAGAGTTCAACAAGCTCTTTGAGGCGCCTCTTGAGAAACCCAAAGAATTGTGTGCGGAGGTATATGTTCATGGATGAGTTAATGGGCGAGTTAATAAGCGTAGACATAATAGACGAGTTAATACTGGTAGAGATAATAGAGGCCTTTACGCCTCTAGCTTGGCCATTAGTGACCCTGATAGGGATAGTTCTCTTGTATAGGCGGTTAACAAATGATGTTAATTAGAGAGCCGTAATCATGTATAAAGGAAAGTTATTAATGGCATTAGTTACGCTTATGACTCTAATATATAGCCTAAATAGATTGTTGTGTTTTATTCAATCAAAAGGAGGTGCTACAAGCCGGATAGAGAAGTAAAGAAAGATTAGGAACCTTTTATGAGAGCCATGTAATTAAAAAGTGTCATGGCTTTCATAGAGGGCTCCTTTCCCCCCTTTCTGGGGCCCTCCCTTAAGAAAAGGAGTTTTTTAGATGCCAGACAAAAAGAAAGTGAAGTCAAAAGCGATGGAAGTGCCAGTAAGGTTTTCAGACAAAAAGTCTGTAAGTATTAATAAAGCAAATAATGGGTATGTTATTTCTTCATACACGGAGACCGGAGAGAAAACGTTCATTGCTAAGACAAAGACAGAGGCTAAAAGACACGCCGACAAGTTACTAGGGCTGTAATGTTAGTAGTCACGATATTAGACAATGGTGAGCAGTTAAAAAAGTATGGGATTGCGAGGATTCAAGAGCTTCAGGGGTCTGTTGAATGGTATGATTACAATGTTTTTGAGATTAAGGCCGGGGATGAGTCGGATGAAATGACGTACGACCATGTTTCTAAGGTTAAGCATCGCTTTTTAGATGGGATCACAAAGCTTACGGCTATTGCGGTGGCAAAAGTTTCCGAGCTAAGGAGCCCCGATGTTGCCCACTAAAGGATGTGTTATTTGCAATTACCCAATGTTTCCTTTAAAAATCCAGGACCCCAGGGACCGAGAGAAATGGGTCTTTGGCTGGAAATGCCAATGCACGGCCAGAGAAAGACCGGACAGTTTGCCACAGTTGACAATAGAGCGACGCGATGACGATAACTAAAGGGGAGAAAAAAAAGAAGTTAGATTTACTCAAGCAGATTCGTGATGAGCGGATTAGCTTGACGACTCGGATTAACAAACAAGAATCTGAGCATCTTGTCATTGAAAAAAAGAGACTTAACTACGAAAAAGAGAACAAGCTTCTTTATTTCACCCACCCAGGCAAGGGGTATCTTGGTAAGCACGGGAAATGGGACTACAACCCTATCCAAAAACGATTCTTCAAAGCTTTAAAAAACCCCGTATTTACCATCTTCACGCTTACCGGCTCAAACAGAATTTCAAAGACGTTTTCTACTACTGGCGTCGCTGCATTAACCATGCTTCGGGGTTGTTTCCCCTGGGAAGACCCTAAAGAGGTGGGGCATTGGTTCTGGGAGTTACGAGATTGGGAACCCCCCATAAAAATCAGAATAGTGGGCCAGGATTGGGAGAAGCATATCAAAGGAACTATTATCCCCTCTATCAAAGAGCTATGGCCCAAGAGTTGGCAAATAAAGTCTAAAAAGAACAATGTAGGTGTAGAGGCCTATTATTCGGATGTTTATACGGGGGGAACTATAGAGATAATGTCAAACAAATCTGAGTCAGACCTTTTTGAAGGGTGGCACGGACACGCGGTCATATACGACGAGCCCCCCAAGCGCGACGTCCGGGTCGCTTGTGCTCGTGGACTTATTGATCATGAGGGTATTGAGTTTTTTGCGATGACTCTTTTAAAAGAGGCTTGGGTAGAAGAGACCATCATGAATATGGAGTTACCCGATGGGACCCCTGACCCGTGTGTATTTTCTGCAACAGGGCACATTGATGAAAATATTGGGTACGGGATTACACAGAAAGGGAAGGACAATTTTGCTAAAGGTCTGTCGAAAGAAGAATATGCATCTAGGATTGACGGTATTTCGGCGTTCCGATCTGGTCTCATCCTTGATATTGAAAAGGACGTGCATTACATCGACCGGTTTGATATTCCCGTCCATTGGATGGTCGATGTTTCTATCGATATCGGGGTCGCAAAGCCCCACGATATCCTTTACTTGGCCACATCCGAAAATGGATTTAAGTATGTGTGCTTTGAGGAGAGCGTCAGAGGTGACGGCTCCAAGATTGGGGATAGCATTATCAAGAAGAAAAATCGGTATAACCTTAGAATTAATCGGGTTATCTGTGACCCCTTAGCTAAGGGTGACAAAAATAATGAGAATTCCACTTGGGAAAAAATAGACGTTGCTTTGAACCGCCACAATATGTATCTAGAGCCAGGAGCGAAGGATAAAGAGGACGGTGTAATCGGAATAAACACTCTTTTAAAGACAGTTAACGATATGCCAGCCCTCTTTATCTTTAGAGACCTGCCCATAACAACTAGACAATTGTACGGATGGCGGTATGATGACAAGACAGGAGTAATCTCTAAAAAGAACGACGACATGTGTGAAAATCTTTACCGATTAATCTTATTGGGTACGCACTACGATGAAGAACACGTTGATGACTATGAGGCGCCAGTTCAAAGAAGTCTGTCAGGGAAACGCACTGGCTATGGATGAATTGACCTTTAAAGATATAGTAATGAATGAAAATGTCTATAATGGTCTTATTGTGGCTACGGTAAGAGACAAAGTGATCGTGGAGGTGTCCGTCAACAAAAACATTTATAAGCGGAAGAAAAATCGATAAATAAAGGCGACAACAGCAACTTGCGTTCACAACGGAAGATAACAAGAGGCCCGAACTTGCTAGGAGTAATCCAGGTATTTTCGGGCCTTTTTGCATTTTAAAACAGGAGGAAAGAAAAATGAGAGGAATACCAGAGTTGCCAGAATTGCCACGGACACCTGAGACTCCGGGATATTTGCCAAGCGCGGAAGGCGTCCAAGTAATCCCTGATGATTTTGAAATTGATACGGATGTAGTTGCGGCAGAGGATGCAGAGGCCCCCAATCCTGAGTCAGCATTCTTTGAGAACTTAGCAGACAAGATGAGCAAGGAAGACTTAGCCCGAATCGGAAATGAAGTCGTAGAGGGCTTTAAAAACGATGAAGACTCTCTTACCGAAATGAGAGAGACCGAGGAAGAATACAACAAGATGCTCGACATGACGTACGAGGAAACAAACCACCCTTGGCCAGGGGCCGCAAACGTTATGGTTCCCGTTATTTTGAAGGCGACGGTTAACTTTGCCGCACGAGCCACATTAAACCTTATTGGGGCTGAAAAGGTTGTTAAGGGGTTGGCCCTAATCAAAGAAGAAGCGGTTGAACAGAGAGCCAGGCGTGTCGCTAAATATCAGAACGTTCAAATCAACCATAAGATGCCTAATTATAGGTCAGGGTTTTCTAAGACCCTAACCCAACTGGCTAGGGATGGATATGCTTTTAGGAAGCAGTATTGGGACTCTGAAAAGAAGCAGGTCATGTCTGACTATATACTGCCCGAAGATTTTGTTGTGAACCATTACACAAAAACACTTGAGTCTTCGTACCGATATACCCAAGTGATTTATATGAACCCTAACGAAATAAAGCTCAAGCAGTATAATGGAATCTATATCGAATGCGAAGCCGACTTAGGCGTACCATCGGCAGATAGCGAGTCAACCCAAACTCAGGAATCAAAGAAAAACAAAGGGGCGCATACACCTGCCCCTGATTATGCCACGCCTAGAAAAGTTCTTGAGTGTCACACCTATGTTCTTGAAAAGGAAGATGACAAGGTGAGAAAGCCGTTTGTGGTCACTGTGGATTATGAGACATCACAGGTCTTGAGAATGATACGTCGTGAACATCCTGATACAAAGAAACCTATCCAGTTTTACACTAACTACGAATTTTTACCAAACGATAGAAGCATCTTTGGCTATGGGTTTGGGCCTTTGTTGTTGGGTGTAAATGCCACAATGAACTCCACTATCAACCAGTTACTAAACGCCGGGACATTACAAACTCAGCAAGGTGGATTTGTTTTGAAAGGGTCATCGATTGCTAGAGGACAGCAAGCATTTAAGATGGGTGAATTCAAGGAAATTAATTCTCGTACCGATGATGTCCGAAAAGCGTTGATGCCACTAGACTTCAAACCACCATCAGGGATTCTATTGCAGCTTCTATCTTTTATGAAGGATTTTTCTGAAGAGTTCACTACCGTAACGGAACTTTTTAGTGGGGCCCAGCCTAAGTCAGACACAACGGCGACCGCTGCCCAAATAGCCCGTGAAGAGGGCGCCAAGATGTTTACGGGCATCCAGCAACGTATTCACCAGGACTTTAAAAGAGAACTACAGAACATAAAGACCTTAAACAGTATCTTCCTAGAGGACGAGGTTTATCTGCGGATCATTCGAGATGAGATCCCCAAGCCTAAAGAAGGCGAAGCGCCTGAAGAAATCACGGCAAAAGGTGACTTCAAAAATGACTTCGAAATAGTCCCTGTTTCAGACCCCAATATTATTTCTGACCAACAAACAATAGCGAAGGCTGAACACTACGCAAAGGTTGTTGCTGAGAACCCCTTCCTTGCACAGAACCCCAAAGCCATAAAAAGGGCCACTTTGAAAAGGCTTGAGTCTATAGGGGAAAATGATGCGTCATTAAAAATCATAGAAGACATTATGGATGAAGCCATTGAGATGCAGGAGGCCCAGAAAAGAATCCAGCAGGGAGATGACAAGGCTCAAACACACTCGGACAATCTAAGCAACGCCCTCAAAAACGTACCACGAGAACAACGATGAGGAAAGGAGAGGAAATAAATGGTAACGCCAAAACAGGTTAGAGAGTTTTACGGCAATTTTCAAGCGGTTCTAGATGGCCACGACAGAACGTTGGAGGAAATGGAATGGAGTACTTGGTTTAGGCTCCCACAAACCCAAGCATTCCTGGACCTAATAATGCTTCGGGAAATGGCCGCTCAATGTTTTATGGCTGAATGTAATGACAAGTCATCTGAATTTGTTAAAACATTCTCTAGATTCCAAGGAAATTACGAGGCACTAAACGATTTGTCGAGCATATTAGCTGACTTCAAAAAAGACGACCTTGAGAAAAAAGGAGGCGACTCAAATTGAAGAAGGTAGTTGAAGCAAGAGGTTCCCTAATCGTAATTAAACAACGAGTATCTGAGTCCTTAAATAAAAACGACCGAGGAGAGTACACCACTAAATCCGGGATTGTCCTTACAAAAGAAGCCGTGGAGGGTGGGACTCTTGAAGAATTTGAGGGGGAAATCCTTGCTGTAGGGCCCATAGTTACGAAATTCAAGAAAGGAGAGATAGTCTCTTTTGGACAACACGCCGGGACAATTAAGTCTTGGAACAAACAAGAATACTGGCTTCTTTACGAGCATTCAATCAATACGGTTGAAAAGCTGGTAAAAGATGACGCTAAATTGTCGTCAGCAGAGTTTGTCGTTGCAGAAAACATTGAACCTATACCTAAGTTAAAAGGACCCCAACCTACACTTAAGGAAATGGAAACCAAGCTAAAGAATCTGAATTGAAGGAGAACAATCAATGAGAGGATTACAAACACAGGAGGAGAGCATAGCGCCTGACATTAGCGTACAGGACAACCATCCCGCCCAGGACCAGGATACCTCACCTGATTCTAATGAGGAAACCGTTGTCGTGATTCCTGATGAGCACGCAAAATCAGACAGTGTGCCTCTAGAGGCTGCGGAAATGATAAAACCATCGATGAAGCCTAAGACCCAGAAACGCATCACTGAACTGGTCAAAAAAGGACACGAAAATGCCAGGACTATCGAAGAGAAGGACCAAAAAATTAAGGACCTTGAAGATAGGATTGCCCGGGTCGAATCAAAAGCAACAGAGCGAGAAACTCAAGAGACCCGCGTCAGAGCCGAGGCCACACTTGCCCATCTTCAAACCCAACGAAAGGAAGCTTACGAAGAACAAGACTGGGACAAGATCAATGCTCTCGATCTACAGATTAATCAGGCCGCAGGGAACATCAACAATGCCGCTCAAGCAGGGTTTGATTCCAAAAAGTATTTCGCAACAAACAATGACTGGTATGGAACCGACCAAAAGAAAACAAAGGTCGCTGAACGAATCAACGATGAAATTTGGAATGACGCAAAATTTAGCCACTTCACAGCTCAACAAAAACTAGATGAGGTTGCTAGACAGACCAACGCCCTTTTTAGTTCTAATCCTTATTCCAGTTTTTCCCCGACAGACGGAGCCCCAATTTCTAAGCCATCCAAAAAAACGATTTATTTGAAAGAATCGGACTATGCTTATCTGAAGCAAGCGTACCCAACAAAATCGGAAAAGGAGTTATTAGAATTAGGGCGAAAGCTTATTAGCGGAATCCAATCATAAGGAGCAAATAAAAATGGCAAAGACAGAAAAAAAACTACAAAATATCCCCTATTCGAAGGTCACAAAGGTTGACAAATTAGGCAATGGTGTGCATAGAATATACATAGAGGATGGGACGCATTCTGACCTTTCGCTTGATAGAGGAGAAGTGGCTTCTATCACGGCGTCACTTCGTTTTCGCAAACGAGAAAACGCCACACTTAACCCGGATGATAAAGATACACAGATCAAACCTGCTGAATCGGAAGCATCTGCAAGTACCTTAACCCCCGAAAGGGACCTCGCTTCCTTAGAGCGTATTCTAGGAAATTGGATGGATGTTGAGTTTGTTGATCCCGCTTATGGCGGCTATTGGTCTTCAGACGATGATATGGCCCGCTTTTTGTCCGCTGGTTACAAGATTGCACAACCCAATCAAGTTAGAGACTTCGAGATCAGGTTTGCGGATATGAATCCAGGTGAAGGGATGAGTCCCGGTGGTTCGATAAAAAGGAACGGCCTTACATTGCTTGTTGCCCCTAAAGCCCTGCAAGAAAGAATCGACAAATTCTATTACGACAGACGTCCAAATGTGGAGGAAAAATCTGATTTCATTTCTCCCGAAGAGTTGGCTAGAAAACAGTCTGCTTATTGACTTAATAAAATAGATATGGAGGAAAATCATGGCAAATGTAGATGCCCCTCGAGGCTTTAGACCACTAGGATCAATTGATGGCGGCAGCTATCAAACCCTTGAGTATGGAGTTGATTCTTCAAACTCTTTAGCGATTTTTAAGGGCGACCCATTAACCCTAGAGGCTGACGGATATGTAAAACAATCAGCCGCGGATGATGGGGTTTTAGTCCATGCAGTAGCTATTGGCTTTAAAAACACAGACGGGAAGTCAATATCTTATCTGTCTGGAAGTACGGCGGGTACAGTTATAGGCATTCCTGTTAAGAACCAGTTATTTGCCATCCAAGCAGATAGTGGGACTACCCTTACAGTAGCCGCTAGACACGCCACTGCGAATCACGTAGTAACGGCAGGCGATACTGACACTGGGGTTTCCAATATTGAGCTAGATGCTTCCGACGTCGGAACGGGTATCCAAATGCGAATCTTAAATAAATTGGATGAGCCTAACAATTCTTGGGACGAACACGTTGATTTAGTGGTTGAATTTACTGAAAATGCGTCTGAAAGCGCGGCTTCAATCTAATAAGGAGGTTATTAAAAAATGGCTATAACAAGAAGCACTATCCCATCCCTCCTGACGGAGGACCAAAAAAGAGTTTTTGGAGAGTCTTACGAACAATATCCAAAACAATACAAAGATTTTTTTGATATCGAAAGTTCTAAATCAGACGTTGAGCTTTACCGAGAAGTCGGTGGGCTTGGCCTTCACGTTAAAAAACCTGAAGGGTCAAATATCACATTAGATAGTCCGAATGAAGGACCACAAACGATTATTGACAATGTGGCTTATGCGCTAGGGTATCGAGTTACACACGAGACAATTGCTGACGGAAAATACCAAAAAGCTCTAAACAATGCTTTAGACCTTGGTGTCTCTGCTGGTCAAACAGAAGAAACAGCTATCATTAATCGATTAAACACAGCTTTCTCAACCTCTACTTCTGACTTATTAGCGAATGGTCAGGCAATGTGCTCTACTACTCAACCATTATCTGGGGCAGGTGGAACTAACCAAAACCGACCGTCTACAGGTTCTTCACTTTCTGAAGCCTCTTTGATTGTCGATATGAATAATATTGCTAGCTTTAAAGACCCATCGGGAAAGAAAATACTGGTTAAAGGTGAGATGTTAATAGTTCCTCAAGCCAAAGATGTTCAGGCACAAAAACTTATTCATGGGGAACTACAAGTTGGGACCGCACAAAACGATTTAAACCCATTTGGAAGAAATCGTGGACGACTCCCAAAAGGATATGTTGTTTCTCAATTCATAACAAACGACAACTATTACTTTATAAGAACTAATGTCCGGGGATTAGTCGTCCAAGAGCGTGAAAAAGCGCGCATAATGGAAGACCTCTTGCAACGGTCGATGCAACGAGAAGTGGTTTCTTTCATGAGGTTCGGAGTGGGTTGTTACGACTTCCGATCCATTTACGGAAACCCAGGATCATAGGGAGGATTAGTAATGACTCGAACAAGTTTTCCAACTGGCTTTCCTAACGGGGTTTCTCTCGATGGTTTTCCAGTCAATATTCCAACGGCAGGTAATGTTTATTGGGTAGATAGCGGTGATGCTAACGCTGCGAATGCGAATGAAGGGACGGAAACGTTCCCGTTAGCTACTATCGATGGTGGAATCAACAAATGTACGGCTAGCCAAGGAGACATAGTCTTCGTTAAGCCTGGTCACACTGAAACCCTTTCAGACGCAACTTCGCTTAATGCTGATATTGCAGGAGTTGCCATAATTGGGTTGGGACGGGGAACCGACCGACCAACGGTTACATTGGATACGGCAACTTCGGCAACGATCCCTGTAAGTGCGGCCAACGTTTCCTTTCAAAACATCATCTTTACGGCAAACTATGCGGATATAGCAGAGTTATTCACCCCCACGGCGGCAAACCTTACTTTGATTGACTGCAAGTTTACCGCAACGGCAACTAACATGAACTTTGTGGAAATTGCAGATACAAACACCACCGATAATCAGTGTGATGGCCTTACCTTTGTTCGGTGTGAGTGGATTGAGCCTGACACAGCCACAACGTCCTTAGTCAACGTAGATGCCGACCTTGACCGTTTAACGGTTTTGGACTGTTATATTGACCTGGGTGTTAACGGTGTTCTTTCTAGTATTGCCGAAGTTGTATCTGGCAAGGACTTAACGAACGTAAACATTCGAAGAAACTATGTTTCTAGACTAGTTACCGGTAGTGCTGTTCAGTTGATTACCTTTGCAGACACGACAACTACCAACACAGGTATCCTTGAAGATAATAGGTGTAGAACGTTGGACACGGCGGGTGAGCTATTGATAACCGCTGGGACAAATATCTCTCAGTACAACAACTTGTCTACATCTGCCGTTTCTGCATCTGGTTATCTTTTACCGGCTGCTGATAGTTAATGGCTAGATATACTGTTCCAGATCGCAGGAACAAACCGTTTGATTATAAACTGCCCTGCGATAGGTGCAGTTGGACGGGATGGCTTAGTAGTGGCTTGTCGCGTGAGCCACAAACCGGTCTTTTGGTATGTGTACCGTGCTTCGACAAGCCTAGGCCTAAACCAACAAATGTTCGACTAAGAGAGAGAATTCTAGATTAAGGAGCTTAATAATGGCTGTAAATAGTCAAGTGATAGATTCAAACGTAACGTTTACAAGACCAGCCAACACAACCGCTTACGCTGACGGCGATGCTATTACTGATAGTACTTCTTCACCTTCCGTATTGGAATTTGAAAATGTTGGGTCGGGTTCTTCACAGTTCGTTGAAATTTCGAATGTCATTTTGACAACAACGGCTGCTGCTGCTGGGCCTGGTGTAGAGCTGTGGCTATTTGACACCACATTTACTGCGGTCAATGATAATTCAGCATTTTCATTAACAGACGCAGAAAATTTAACCGTTGTAGCGGTTATTCCAATTGGCAATAAATTTGACGCGACAAACAACGGATTCCTCCAAAGTGACGATTTAACCAAAATCGTGAAATTAGGAAATGGAACGTCTCTTTTTGGGATGTTAGTTGCAACAGCTTCATACACCCCTGCAAATGCGGAGGTATTTGATATTACGTTGTTTGTTAAGAGACACTAAAGTAATTAGGAGCAATAAAAGAAATGAAAATCAAACTTCGGACAATTATTAATTCGGCAGAACCAGTACACAAGTTGGGGGAGCTAAAGCTTAAGGCGAGATTAGCCTATGAACTTAGTAAGTCCATTGAAAGCATCGATAAAGAAGTTAAAGACTTTACGGAGATAAGAAACAAAAAGCTCAAAGAATTTGGAACAGAAGTTAAAACACTAAAAGGCCAGTTCACGTTTGAGAATGATAGCCAAGAGAGGTTCCAAAAAGAGATAGATGATTTGTTGAACAAAGAAGTAGACATCCAGGTCGAAAAATTTTCAATTGATGACCTTAGTGAAGTCGCTGTGGAACCCAATATTTTACGACCCTTAAACTGGTTAATCAGAGGATAAACATAGATGGCAACATCCGGTTCGGCAAACTTTGATGCGACAATTAATGAAATAATCGAAATGGCGGGAGTTCGGTCAGGAATCCTTCCTATAGACCAGACCCCTAGTTCTGATTTTTACGCTTTTTGGAGACGAGTGTTAAATTCAATGGTCAAGAATTGGGCTGCGAAAGGGCAACAGTTATGGAAGGTGAACTGGCAAGAGTTCGCATTAACCGCTAGTAGCACTGTTCTTGGCAGCGACTCTTTAGATCACGAAGCGGTGGTGACTCATACTTCTTCGGCAGATTCCTCTGACAAGCCTATTACGGGGGCTAATTATTCAAAAAAATGGAAGCTATTAACGACGACCGCGGGGTCTGCTTGGGCGGCCTCAACGTCATATAATGCTATCGGCCACTTAGTACTTTCAAGCAACAAAGATATTGTCTCAATTGAGGCCGGAAGGTTTCGTAATATCAGTAATGAGACCACATCCCCTATGATTAAAATGACTCGTCAAGAATGGTTTAGCAAAACATTCCCCCCAGACGAAGGAGAGCCCTCTAGTTTTTACTTCGAAAGAAAAGCGACCCCCGAAATATTTTTAGACCCAATACCGGACTCTGCAACAAGTTATATTCTCGAATTTCTAGTTTATACTTACCCTCAGGATTTTGACGCATCTACAAACAACCCAGACTTCTTGTCTGAGTGGATAGACCCATTGGTAGAAGGTCTCATGGTGAAAATGGGCCCCAGTATAGGCATTCGAGGGGGAGAGCTAAGAGAAATCAAAAGAAGCAGGGATGAGTCCCTTGAGAATGCTACTAGCTTGGATGTGGAAACAGGTGGGTTTTCGATAGTCCCTGACACAAGGAGGAATTAAGGATGGCACAAGCAGTACAGGTCGATTTTTTAGTGTCAGGACAGGTAGATTCTAGTGGAAATCGACTTGATTCTGGTACTGTCACTTTTTATGAAACAGACGGAACTACTTTAAAGACGATATGGGAAGATGGAGCAAAAGAAGCGACGGCTTCAAATCCACATACCCTTAGTTCGGCTGGAACAGCACAAGTTTTTGCGGATGGTATTTATGTTGTTGTGGTTAAGACATCTAGTGGAACAACGGTAAGAACTATCACCAACGCATACTTCGATCCCAACGATACGACCGCCGATGTGGGGTACATTGACGCTTCTGAGTACGGAAGTGGCGACGATGCTAATGCAATCGGGCTCGCAATAACTGCTGCGAGTGGTTCAGACCAAACGATTATTCTTAAGCCAAAAAACTGGGATATTGATGATGATCTAACTATCCCAACAAATATTAACTTAAAATATCAACAAGGAGCATATACGACCGTTGCCTCGACAAAAACATTGACTGTTAGCGGAACGATCGAGGCTCCTCTTTATAATATTTTTAGAGGCGAGGGAACGGTTACTCTTGATGATCGGAACATTGACATCCCCTCAATTTGGCTAATTAGCGGAAGCCATGATGCTTCGGCCCATTACGGGTTTAGAACTTATCATAATGGCATAAAAGTTGCGTCTGAAGACTCCACGCTTCCTGGTCACTTTCAAGCAAACGACGACGGAGTAAATAAAGAAGTTTTTAGACTAGATAGAGTCTCAGCCAGTCCTGCTGACAACGATACAAACGATATTAATTTCTATTCAGAAAACGACAACAATGAGCAAACATCATTCGGGAAATTGCAATACAAGCTTCTCGACGTCTCAAACGGAACCGAAAAAGGGGAGTTAAGCCTTTGGGTAGCAGATGGGACTGATGGGTCTGTCGATCAAGTTCTGCAATTAGATATCGACACATTCACCCTAAAAACGGCTAGCATTGATATAACAACCCAAGCTACTGATATTGATATCATCGATAACAATGCTTCGGCATTGAGTTTCGATGCTTCTGGGAAAACGGGGATACTCGAACTCGTCAGCTCAAACAGCTCAGAGGGCGTGAAAATGTCTGGCTATTTAAATATTGGGTCATCAACCAGCATAAGCAGCATTAAAGACGAAGACAATATGGCCTCAAATAGTGCGACAGCCCTTTCAACACAGCAGTCTATAAAGGCTTATGTTGACTCTCAAATCTCTACGGTTAATACATGGCAAGAAGTCATGGACGGGGCTAATACATTTTATACGGCATCGAATGATGGCAACCCTCAAATGCGGATTGGGGCCACCGATTCTGAAGAACTACACATTCAAACTGTTTATGATTCGGGAGCCCAAACATTAGATTATGTTATATTTCAGACAGATGCAGCAAGTGGGACCGCAGATAAGGGTGAATTTAGATTCAATGTTGATGGCACTTTAGTTGCCACCCTTGATGATGGTGGACTAGAAGTTAAAGCCAGTGGATCTATTTCATTTGGGGCAGTTGATATTTTAACAGATAGTTCAGGGACCACGACTCTAAATAATATTGATGTGCTGGACGCAACTACGGAGGCGACCATAGAATCTGCCATTGACACATTGGGCAACCTAACAGCGGCGTCTGCTCTAGCCACCGTTGGAGCGTTAAATTCTGGGTCCATCACTTCGGGCTTCGGCACTATTGATATCGGGACTAGCAATCTTACTGCTGGGGCTATCTCCGCAGGCGCTAGAATTATCACAGACGACTCAACTGCCGCAACTTCAACCACCGATGGATCCCTACAGACTGACGGTGGCTTAAGTGTTGTTTTAGATGCAGTTATCGGTGATGACCTTATTTTGCTTTCTGATGCTGCTGTCATTCATTTTGGGGCAAGTAAAGATGTTACCATGACTCACGTTGCTGATGTTGGACTTACAATAACTCATACTGGGACTGGCGATAACTTGCCTGTTGTCTTACAGTTGAAGTCTGAGGAAGATGCAGTCATCGCTGATGAAGTTATTGCTTCACTTGAGTTTGCCGCCGGTGACTCAGACGGTACAGACGGTGCAACGGTTGCCGCGGGTATTCACGCAATTGCAGAAGAAACTTTCGCGGCGGATGCTAACGCTACAAAGCTGGTATTTACAGCGGCTGATTCTGAAACCGCTGCAGCTTCGGCAACAGCTAAAATGACATTGGCTTCTACTGGTAATTTGACCACAGCCGGCTCTATAACTGCTGTTGGTTCTTTCATTATTGGAAGTGCCGACATGAGCGAGACCGACCTAGAAAAGCTCGATGGAATCACCAACGGCACGGCTACGGCCCATAAAGCTGTCGTATTAGATGTTTACAAGAATATTTCTGGAATAGGGACCGTTGGCTGTGGGGCCATCACGAGCACGGGTAACTCCACTTTTGATTCGACTACCCTTGTTGTTGATTCCTCAAACAATAGGGTTGGGATTGGGATCGGAAGCCCAACGGTGTCCCTGGACGTCACAAAGAGCGGTTCATCAAATTATATTAATGTTAGTGATGGAACAGTCTTCAATTATTTTGGTGTTTCTAATTCGGGGGCAATTGGCACAATCGGTACGGTGACTAATCATCCTATCCGGTTCGACACGAACGAAACAGAGCGAATGCGTATTACAAATGCAGGGCTAGTATTAATCAATGATAGCGCTAACGCAAACTCAACAATCGGCCTAACCATTAACCAAGACGCAAACGACAATGAAATACTTTCTTTTAAGTCAAGCGACGTAAATCATGGCGTGACTGACGTAAGTGAAACAGATACATGGGGCTTTTTTAAGAAAAACTCAGGAAGTAGTGGTGGTCTTTTTGGATCTTTTTTGAGTGATGCGACTGAGCCCGTTTTGATTCAGGCCATTGAGACTACAACAACCTCAACCGCAAAAACCACGAGCGTATCTGGTTCGATTTCTCTTAGAGCGGGAAAGGCCAATTACACAGCCGTTGGTAATCTGGATTCCAACGCAAACATTTTTACACTCAGAGCTTTTAAAGGGGGATCATTTGCTACTGTTTTCATTGTAGATGAAGATGGGGATCTTTTTGCGGATGGAGGTACGGCTAGTACAGACATGGTCACCCTGTATGACAAATTTTCTGATGCTGAATTAATACGAACATTGGAGATAGCTAGGAGCGAAAACGGGGCGAAAGGGTTTGTAAGATCAGCTCATGATGATTTCATCAAATATAATGAAGACACATTAGTACATGCGGGTATACTAGGAGCAAAAATCAAGGATGGTGGGATGTTGAATGTCACTGGTCTACAAAGGCTTCACAGCGGGGCAATTTGGCAAATTCATCGAGAGAATCAAAGGCTAAAACAATCTTTGAAAAGTATTGAATCACATACGAAGAAAATTGAAAAAAAATTAGAATTGCTTGATTTAAAGGTCTAAATCAAATGGCTAAAAACATTCCATTCCCAATCAACACACCCCCATATCAAAATGTAGACCCCATTGCGTTAACAAATCTGGCCGAGTCTTTGTACGATGGATACATTGTCAAGATTGGCGACCAACTTATCACTATTAAGCGCCCAGGCTTTACCGAACAGCTGGCCCTTGGAAATCTAAAGGGGCTTCAAGGATTGTATTGGTGGCAGGCAAAAGCAATGGTAATCGCCGTTGCTGATGGGGATGTTTTCAAGGTGACAGACTCTACTGGATCCGTATCAAGTATTACAGGCGACAAACTCGAAACGACTGGTAGACCAACCTTTGCCGACAATGGGTCAACCCTTGTGATTGCCAATGGTGGAAAAATGGTTACAACGAACGGGACTTCCAACACAGCGTTCATTTCTGATGCAGATGCCCCTACGACTGTTTCGCACGTAGCTTTCCTAGACAGTTATTTAGTTGTAAATAAGGTTGGTTCAGGTCAATTCTATTTTTGCGATTTCTCAGGAACCCCTACAACGTGGCTGGCAGCAGACGTTTTTACGGCAGAGTCAAACCCAGATGACATTGTTTCTCTCTATGTTAACAAGGGGGTAATCATCCTAGAGGGGGAGCACAATACGGAATTCTGGGTGAATGATGGGGTATCCCCTTTTAGTCGCTTGTCTGGTGCAACCATAGCCCATGGAGCTATGGCAGAGCACTCAACTGTCTTTGTAAATGAAGTCGCTTATTTTTTCGATGCAAGAAGGCGGTTAATAAAACTAGAAGGAAGTTCTCCGACCCCCATTGACACCTCATTCGACGAAACAATCCAAGGCTTTTCAACCGTTACCGACTGTGTGGGTGATTATGTGACTTTTAATGGTCACAATTGGTTACTTTTCACATTCCCAACAGAGGATAGAACACTTTTTTATGACCTGGACTTTGGTTACTGGGGGGAATGGTCTTTTTGGGATTCTGGCATTAATGCCAGAAAGCGATTCCTTGGTGGGAGCTACTGTTATGCTCGGAGCTGGAACCAACATTTGTTTGGGAGTTTCCAAGTAGACAAAGTTTTGCTCATGTCTGATACGACCTTTAACGACGATGGTGCCGATATCCGATTCATGAAGAGAACAGGTTATATTGATCACGGTCTACCTGGGGAAACAAAGCGTGTTTCTTGGATTCGATTCCGATACAAAACAGGCGTTGGGATTGGGGCTGGAGGAAATACCGAACCAAAGATGACCCTAAAATGGAGAGACGAGGGCGTTTCTAAATGGGGCAATAGCCGCCTAATGAATCTAAAGGCATCCGGGAATAGGAATTTTAACCACACAGAACCATTGTTGGGATCGTATATAGCCAGGCAATACCAACTAGAGTGCTCAGAGGATGTTCCTTTGGTACTGGGGCCAGCAGTAGCAAGGATTGACACAAATGGCATTTAGATGGCCGGTATTTAGCCCATTAAAAACATCTGAGGGAATTTGGAGCTTCTTCAAGCTTCTTTTTGGTCATCTCACAGGAACCAATGTTCTCCCTGAAATCGTCTTAGACGTTACTGCCTGGAATATGGACTCAACAGCTAGTTTAAACATTTCTTATCCAACAAACTTGAATTACAAACGAGTGATTGGCTTCAGGTTAACCATATTTAATGACGATGAGTCTAAGCATTATGACGGGATAGTGGGGGGCATTGATAGTATTGAAATCGACGCTACTGACGTGACCATTACCAGAACAGCTAGTGGGACATTTGATGGGACAAGCTTTAATGATAGTTCTTTGGCAATCAGGGGGAAGTTAACATTATGTCTATTAGCCTAAGGACTGCTGAAAAGTCGGACGCAAACTTAATCGAAACCATTTCGGACTTGGCTTACAAAAAGTTCGACTTGGACAAACGAGGGTTAAAATATGAAAAAGACTCGACGCTTAATAGGATACTTACTTTTATCGAACATCCTGACTATAGGGTTCTTGTATGCATCAACAAGAGTAAAGATATTATCGGATTTGTGGTCGCAGCCGTATATCCAACACTTTATAGCGATTCTATTAAACAAATAGTTGAGTTAGGTATGCAATCCGACCCTCGATTAGGAAAAGTGTTGCAATCAAAAATCATGCTAAAACTGATAGGGGCTATCGAAAAAATAGCACGGGATGAAGAACTAGACCTTCTGGCCTTTTCTATTTGTCCTGAGTTCGATATTAGTTCGCATCTGGAGCATAAGGGATATCAATTAAGTGACAAAATTTTTATAAAAGCGAGGTGCATATAAAATGGCGGCAGTATCAACTATCGCAATAATTGCAGGCGGAGCCGCTTTAGGCGCTGCCGCGGGCTATCTCGGAGGAGAGGCCATTAAATCTGTAGCAAACGATCAGGCCAAGGCAACAGAACGGGAAGCGGACAAAGTAAGAGCCGCTCATGAAGCCGCCCAAGAAATTCTTGAATTAGGTAAAGATGAAGCGGTCTCAGACTTAGAAATTAATGAGCTTGCGATTAGCGGATTGTCGGATGAAAGAGCGAAAAGAATGGAGGGTAGATCTGACGACTTGAGGTCGGAAATAGACAAACTTAAAGAAAGCGCAGACCTTACCGAAGAAGAAACTGCCCTCATTGCTGAAAAA